GTAATACTATATAATGAATCCAAGATCTTATTGTTCCATTCATATACATTCTAGAAGTTGTAAGGCCTTCTGCTAAAACTGCTCTAGCCTGTTCTTTAGCTATACCATTTTTTATAGCCCAATTGTAAGCATCAATTGATTTTTGTATAACTTGATTTTGTTGACTAGCCCATTGTATAGACAATCTAAGATCTTCAGTCTCTAAACTATTTTGCCTATTCTTTGTATCTTGCAACCTAGCTTCTCTGCGAGGAGATTCTTTTAAGTTATTAACAGGATCTGCATATCTTTGACTAAACTCTTGAAAAGAAAAAGATCTATGTCTTAATATCTGTCTAGCAATATCTCGAGTAGTTTCTATCTCTAAACAAGCTGAAACCATTTCAAATGGTGACCAGTGATTTTCTTTTATGAGATACTCTAAAAGTTTTTCTGATGTTTTTTTATTATTCTGATTAGATGGATTAGACACTCTAGCACAATATGCAATAAATTCATGTAGCTTGCCGTGACCTTCTGGTTGCTGAGAATAACTAACTAGTTTTACTTTTGTCATTTTTGCTCAATCTCCAGTAATCTGATGCTGGAACTTTTATGAAAGGTTTATTAGTTGCACTCTTAGATGGATTTGGTACTGTTAATATTACATTCTTGTCTTTTTGAAATGCAGCAAATTGAGCATCTAATCTTTCACTAAATGTTCTTTCACGTCTCATCATTTTTATTGTTTTTCTAGATGAGTTTCTTCTTTCACCTTTAGATGTATATGAAACTCTACTACTTTTTCTACCCATTATATCTTCTCCTTACTTTATACAATTCTTAAACACCAGTTTTCTGCAGCATCTTCAGCATAACTTTGGCTATGTACTGTTTCTACTTTTCCGAATAAATCTTCAGATTTTGTTATCATAGGAACTGACTTAATAAGAGATTTATTTTCAAACATCTTTACTACATACGCTTTAATGCCTTTATCATATACCACTTGAGCACTTCGTTCCTGATCATCACTCCAATATTCATGTAAAATTTTATGCTGAGTCATCGATATGCCTTTCTCTTTCTAAACAATAAATAGTTTTTACTGTATGAGCAGTAGGAAATTGCGATTTCCCGTAATCTTTTAATGCTTGAATATTTTCATTTACGTGATCACTGCATTCTTCTTCAGTCATAAAGTATAAAGGTTTTCCATCTAACCATTTAATTTCAACTGCATCATTAACTGGTGTAGCACTAGGATCTGCCCACCACATTACTATAGCAATAATAAAAATTTTACTCATATTTTTTTCTCCATTCGGCATATGCCTGTAATAACAAATTTTTCTCTAATTGTTTTGGATAGTTAAATGATAAATTTTTTTCTTTCATTATTCTTTCTATCCACTTTTGATTATTTATGCAGTCTAAATGATACTTATCGAAAAATGGTTTCTGTGGAATTTTATTATAAGTATTACTCATAATTTAAAATTCTTAAATTTTTCTCCAGATTTAGTTTTGTCAAAGACTGGTGTATCATCTACTAAATTCTTTTGTTCACTATCATCAACATCATATAATCTCATTTTAGATCGATCTATCCCAATAACAAATCTTTTGTTTTTAGTAGGATCATTATATCTGTTTTTTAATTGTTTTACTAATAATTGATTCATACCTTCTAATTCTTCAGTAGTAATTATAGCAAACATTAAATCAGCTGTTGCAGGTAAACCAAAACTTTCTGATGTATCTTCTAAACCAATGTCAGAATTAGAGAAACCTGATCTTGTTGTTTGAGTTGCTGAAAATATTGGAACATCAAACTCTACAGCTAACCCTCTTAATTCTTCAGCTATTGTTTTGATATATGTATAAGAATTAATTGCACCACCCATAGATTTAACTCTAGACGATGACATAATATTTAAATAATCTACAAATACAATATCTGGTTTAAAATTCTTTTTTAATTTTAATTCATTAATTAATGATCGCATATGTGAAGTATTTGCTTGGCCTGTTGGGTATTCTTTGATAATTAATTTCCCAGTTGTTTGTCTAGCCAAATTAGCAACTTTAGTAGTAAACATATCTTTTGAAAGATTGTGTATTTGGTCTATTGGTAAATTTAATAGATTAGCATCAATACGTTCTGCTATTCTTTCTTCTGCCATTTCTAAAGTTACATATAAAACATTGTACCCTTGAACTAAAGCAGAACCTGCTACATGACACATAAAGAGCGACTTCCCAACTCCAGTACCAGCTAAACATATATTTAATGTTTTGTTGGGTAAGCCACCTTTAGTTATTTGATTGAAATAATCTAAATCAAATGGTATCTTACTTTCATCTTTATGATAGAAGTCATATCTTTCATCTATATTTTCAGTATAACTATGACCGACATTGGTATCAAAGCAAACTCCTAATGCAGTTTGTAATATATTAGGCAATGAACCTTTAGTTAGAGTTTCATGTTTACCGTCAATAATTCTAATTGATTCCATTATAGCATTATAAACTGCTCTATCTTGACACCACTTTTCAGTCGAGTCTAATAACCAATTTCCATCCACTTTTTGTTTACTAAAAAGATTAGGGATTATTTCAATAGCATGTTTATAATGTTCTTTACTAAAATTTTCAGATTGATCTATTTCTATTTTAAAAGATTCAGCTGTAGGTAACTTATTATACTTTCCTACAAATTTACCAGCTTCTTTAAATAGAACTCTATAAACTCCTTCAAAATAATCAGGTTTAACAAAAGGTAAAACCTTTCTCATAAATTTTTCATTAGTTAATATATTTCTTAAGATAGTTTGTTCTAGGTTTGCGTTCAATTCTTTTTTCTTTCTGTTGTTACTACACTCCCATCTTGGAGGCCTCTTTCTATAACTGAGTTTAAAATATGTCCTGCTTCTTTTTGCAATTCGGTATTATTTTCAGTGGCATCTTCATCTGGAGACTGAATTACTTTAAAATTAAAACTAAGATGACCTTCTTTTTCATTTGCTGCTAAATTACCAAATCTAATTACAGTTTCAACAAATGGTCCTTTTAAAATACGAACATTCCAACCATATTCGCTTTCTTCAGTTGGAACTAATTCATATTCTACATTTTCTTGATATTCTTTGGTTTGTTCCATATAATCACCGGCAGTTGTAAATTTTAAATCTATCATATTTTATATTTTCGTTGAATCACTTCAGCTAGTTCAGTTTCTTCAAATATAGGATCCCAAAATTCTTTTAACATAGTTTCATCTAATCTGACTTTTCTATCGTCTCCCTTTTTTTGATACCACCCATTAGATGGTTTAACGACATGTCCGGTTTCTAAAGCTACATCTAATAATCCAGAATACTTTTGCACTCCACCTTCCCAAGATACTGTAATAGGAATCTTAGATTTTTCTTTAACATATCTTGATTTCTCTACATTAATTACAAAATGATATCCTTGGATCTCTGTACCTTTTTTATCTTGTTGGCGACCTAATATCCAAATATTATCTGCTGAATAGTATATTCCAGTACCACCAGAAACTATAGCTTTTGGAAATAATCCAATCTCTTGATAAGTATGGTTGACAGCAACTAAAGGAATATCTTTCATATTTAAATATGGCGTACACATTCTGAATAAACCTTTGAGCGCTTTAGCTCTTGACATATCAGCCACTGACTTTTCATTGATAGCATCATCTAACTCTTTCTTTGATGCTAAGTTACCAATGGAATCAATCATAATTATAACTTTATCTTTTCTATCTAGTTGTTCCATTTGACCAACAATATCAAATTTTAATTCTTCTACATTAGTTATTGGTACATGTAATACTCTACTAGTATCAATATCAAAATTTTCAAAATATGATTGTGGTGAACCAAACTCTGAATCATAAAATAACAATACTGAATCTTTATATTTTTTCAGATAAGCACTTGCCATTATTAATCCAAAAGAAGTTTTAAAATGTTTTGACGGTCCAGCTAAAACTGTTAACCCTGGAGCCAATCCTCCTTGCATAGATCCAGACAAAGCTACATTAATCATAGGTACATCTGTAGGTACCATATCAGCTTCAGTAAAGAACTTTGACTCAGATAGTATTTGAGTTTCTTTTATTTTAGAATTACTTTTTAATTTATCCATTATTGACATTAATATATTCCTCCTGGTATTAAATGCATATCTATTAAAACTGCTGATAACCCTAACACCAGTCCAATTAAAATATTATTTTTTAATCTTTTTCTTTCCATATTAAATTCTCCTTTATACCATTATACCATAAATTCATCTAATTGTAAACTATCTTTTTCATATTCGTAAGATTTATTTTTATTATTTTGAACTAGGTATTTAGTTTCAATTAATTGGTTATCCAATCTACCAGAGGCAAAAGCATTTACTTGTTCAGCCATATCTTTTGCTGTTTTAACTGGTACGTTTTGGCATATATGATTGTATTGTGATGGATTTAATAATTCCATATCTCTTGGCAAATACATGATTTCCATAGCTTCTCTAATTGTTAAATACCTATCTTCAGTTGGGTGAGTTAACAATTTAGGCAAATGGCCTACAAAAGCTCCTATGTAATTCTTAGGAAATGTAGTGGTCCTTCTCATTATATTTTGGCCATTTTTGATTTTAGTATTCATTCTATCAATCATACCATAAGTTCTTTGATGATCTCTTTTTTTCAACCAAGGCAAAACTTTATCATATGAGTCATGCTTCTCAATATATTCAAAAGCATTAGTGGTATGTTTCAGTTGTGATATAAATTCTTTATGACTTATACCTCCGTGTATTTCTTCTAAGATATATTTGTATAATGGATAATCACTAGGCTTATTGCTATTTAGTAAAACATTCATTTTATCATTAGGATCATTTGGTACATCTGCAAGAAGATCTTCTATTTTAATGTTAGGCCTTTGAATATAATCAAATAGTGGAATTCTAGTACCTTTCCAAAAGAAATAAAATGTTCTATTTCTAACTTGAGAATATCCTTGAACTAATGACTGAGTTTTATATATTGACATAGCATACCCATGCTTATCTGATATTTTTCTAAGTTTCTCAACTACTGGTATACCAACCTTTTGGCCTAAACCTGGAGCATTCTCACCCCAGAAA